CTTGATGCTGATAAGGTGAGGACATTTATTATTCCACCTTTTCATTTGTTGTTATGGCAAAAGAAGTTGTTCTTATCTCAGAATATGTCTATGAAAATGGTGGGTTGGTCTGCCTATGGATTCAATCCATATAGAGGAGGAACAAATGTCCTTGCCAAGCGTCTGTTGAAATACGATTTGAAGGTGTTTTACGATGCTAAAGGTTGGGACCGTGTTCTGCCTGTGATGGAAGAGATTTATAATTTTCGAAGTGAGTATCTTCGTAATAAGTGGGCAAAGTTTGATGCTATTTTAGAATGGGTTGTTGAGAACACTATTAAAAGTTACTTGCTTCATCCTAACGGGACAGTTTTTTTTAAAAGTGTAGGAAATAATTCTGGATCTGGGAATACTACTAATGACAATATATTGGGACATGTTTTGATTTTGTCCTATGTGTTATTTTGTTTGTATGATGATATTGAGTTGGTTCAATCTGTTTTTGCTGCTTTGTTTGGTGATGATAACGTTTGTTGTTTGCCACCAACGTCAAAGGATGTTGAATTTGAATTTCGAACAGGCTTTAGAAAGTTTGGGTTGGAGTTAGACCCTTTTTGTGCAACTACGAGACTTGAAGAATGTGAGTTCCTTGGGTTTATGTTTAAATTGCATGAGGGGGCATGGATTCCTTGTTACAAATGGCCGCGTATTGTTGCTGCATACTGTTACTGCATAGAAGGTCAAACTGTGCAGGCTTCTTTAAGTAAAATGTGGTCTTTGACTGTTATGTCAGCTGGGTGTGGTGTGGATGAGTTTGAAGAACTCAGATATGCAACTGAGCAGATATTATTGAATTTTATTGATTCTCAGGATCCTGTCATCAAATCCATGGTGGATGGTGGTGTTCCTGACTACGACAGTGTTATATCTTTTTTTAAAGGTACAGAGTGTTGTGGTGGGTATCCTTGGTCCATTGTAGAAACTTATTTGGATGGAGGTGGTTTTAAAAGTTTCCGCGATGAATACTAAGAATCAAAAGAAAAAGGTGCCAGGACCTAAACCTGGTAAAAAGAAGGGTGTGAGTCAGAAGTTTCCTCAGGCTCAGGTTACTCGTGTTGTGTTGAAAGAACCAACGGCCCAAAAGGCTGTTGTTGCTATTCGACAGAAGGAGCAGATGAAGGCTCAAATGAAGCGAAGAAATCTACCGAGAGATTCGGTAAATTTTTTTACTAGTGCTGTAGATCCTATGCATGACACAACTCTGGTGTTGACTGGTTGGCCCGATAGAAATATTGAGCAGAGCGTTATACGTAAGATACAGCAGTCGGTGTCCTTGGGGATGCCTACGACGACGCCTTTTGCTGGTAGTTTATCATGGAATTGCCATATTAATTTGGTGCCATGGTTGAATCAAGCTGCCTTCAATGAGTATGATAGGGTGAATAATGCTCTTATATTTCCTCATGGCGGTAATGTTACCACTATTGGAGGTTTGCAGGCTTATGCTGCGAACCCTGGTGTTGACTTTGTTTATGGAACAGCGAATGCTCCTGCAGGGGCTGTTCCTAATATCGGCTCATTAATGGCTGATCCTCGTATTACTAATGGAGTTGGGAGGCTTATTGGTATAGGAGTTGAGGTTATTAATACTACTGCCCCCTTGTATCAATCAGGGGAGGTGTTTTGTTGGAGGAGTCCTGAACCATCTAATGTTACTGATACATTTTATATGGGTGATAGTGTTGTAGGGTCGGGAATCTTCTCAGTTGGTGCTTTTTCGGGAACAGTACATAGACATCCGCCGCGTAATACGGCGGAAGCTTTATTGTACACAGGAACGGAAACTTGGCACGCAAAACATGGCGGATATATGGTTGGAACTTTCAATGATTTTGAAAATCCAGCCAAGATGGTCAGTTATGATCAGCCTTTGATCATCAATTCGCAGGATATGGAAGATTCGACCTACACGGTTGCAACTCCAAATCCTAATGAAACAACCTTATGGTTCGCAAGCCAGGTTCCTGGTATTGTGAATGTTGGCCGGAATGGAATGCCGGCGTTCAAAGTTTATCCTATTAATAGTATGGGTATGATTTTTGTGGGTTTAAATCCCCAATCAACTTTGACAATGAGGTTGAATTACTATTATGAATCATTTCCTTCGTTGGCTGAGCCTGACATT